GGCAGGGGGTTGCACTGCCCAACCACCCAGGCCGGAGAGACCAGCTTATTAGGCTGGCCTGAAGTTCCGCCCGTATTTTTACGGCTTCGGGGATTAAGGTACCCCGACGCCCGGTGCGGAACAACCTCTCACGACCAGGGGGTTGTAAACCCCCCACGCGGCAAAGCCGCGAATTCCCGTCAATGTGACGGGACCCAACGGAGTTTAAGTGTTACTGCTCCGTGCAGTGCAGAACGCTCTAAATGCCTGGTATCTTCGGACACCACTTGTTTAAGGTGGCTGTCGTATGAAGCAGGCAAACCAGAAACACCAAGAAGGGAAGAGGGATTAACCCCTTCTAACTTCATAAGGCATTTTTGGAGAGCTGCATAACCCTCCAGTGGATCCTCGCGGAACACTGGACTCGGAACCCACGCCCTAACTTCGAGGCGTTGGTATTTTTCATTCCACCGTGTGGCGGAAGAATAACCGAGAAATGAGTATCTGCCAAGCCCTGGTGCATCTTCAGGTAAATAGGGCAAGCGCCCTAGAACTCTCTCAACGTATTTAAACATGAGAGAGGAAGTCCGCCAGTAACCTCGTTTGTAAAAGAGGTTCGCAGTGGAAACCCAAGAGATACATTCAGAAGCTTGCCGTCGGTTCTTAGGTCGAAGCGTCCCGACGTAGGTAGGTGTAACCTCCTCGCCGAGATAAGCATCGACACCGCAGGATTCTCTAAACCTTCCGGTAAAGAAAGTCTTAGCGGTATTCACCTTACAATTGTACTTTTGTAGGGAATCAAGAACACCAACCGCGTACGCAGACGGCACGATGATATCGTCGCCGTAAACGTGGACCATGCGCCCAGCCATAAGGCAGTTCGCATAGGTCACTGGGAGCTCGAGCTGTTTCAGTAAAGACCCTACACAGATAGTGTAGAAGTACATGGCCTCTACTGGAAAGCAGAGAGCACTACCCATTGATGCAAATTTGGATAATGGACCATAAACAGATCCATCAGGCATTTTTGCATGGGTCGAACGACATGCATCAATGGCATCGCATAAATCGCGATTACCACGAAACATCTCAAGTGCAAGGGACCGCGGAACGCGATCACTGGCATCTGAAAGATCGATCGTTGCTAATCGACCTGTCATCGAACCAATCATAGCCAGGCTCTGGTTGATTGACTGATCGGTAAAATTAACCCGACCAGAAGTCATCCAGTGTGACTCGATAATCGCATAAAGGCGATCCCGAATCCCCTGTTGTGCATATTGCATACATACGGGCTCTATAGCTATGATCCTAGGACCTTTCAGAGTTTTTGGAACAGGAGTAACCTTAACAGGCAACTCCTGATCGAACGGAACCATCGTCAACTTATCGAGCTCCCATGAACCGACGGCGGATACAGAGTATCCGTTATCAATCACGGGGAAGTAAGGCTCGAGACGATCGTACCAGTACCTCAGTTGGAACTTACTGTTTCCAGAAATTCCATCAGCTGTACTGCCGGGTCCGTGCCGTGGAGTACACATATCAAGGCGTAAATCGCCCAACATGTTATCCCATAGCACAGAAGAAACGTGTACGAAATGCGCACGTTCTTCAATCGGCAATTCAAACATCTGAAAGGAGCGCTCAGTTGCGATGAAGCCTTCGAGTGCCGACGCAACCCTTTGAGGGGTGCAATCGAGTTCAATTTTCTTGAACGCCAGGCAAATTTGCCTAATGCATCCAACAATAACGGAACTGTCACTTGAAGGAGGATTAAATATTTCATCGTAAATTCTCCCAGTCTCAAGGTCGAAAACCTGGCCGATGAAACCTCGCAAAAACGCGGGGACACATCCAACCTTCCTGAATCCAGGAAAGCTGCAGGGGCCAATAAAACCGTCAGCTAAGCCCTGTTCAAGGGCCCGGCTAAACGACGGAAGGGTAATCGTTAAAAACGAAAGCCCTTCGTTTTCGACCCGTGACACTAAAGTTTTCATGTCACGTAAATCAGAGACATCAGCGGTACACTTGGCGCAAGCATCCTCATAGATGCAAAGCGCCAACTCGATTAAGTCACTTGCGTCGCTTTTCATGTTGCCTCTCCTATATAGGTTAGGTCGCAATCGAGCTTCCAAGCGAGTTACTGATGCCGTGGTGGCATCAGCAGTCTGATACCACATGGATAGCCATTAAGGCTCACGATTTTCCACTCTTTTCCTTATTCATCAATTTGTTATCGATGAACGAAGCAAGTAACTGAACAAGTAGGCTCAAAGCCGCACTAATCAGCACTTTCTTCGTGGTAGGAGGGGAAATGACAACATCCGGGTCATCGGCGAGAGTAAATTCCTCGTCAGTGACAATGGGACCGAAAACGGCCTCATGGATGCTATATGTCAAATCGTCACTTAGGTGAACTGACATAACGTTCTCCTTTCATTTAACATGTGATCAATGGTGGCATTAAGACTCGCCACCAAAGATTTTTCCAACAACTCCGCCGACGTTGACTGCACCCGTGAGGGCAGCAGTAAGCTGTTCAACTTGAGTCTGGGTAAAGCCGAAATTCGGACGATCCCAAACAATGTAGACAGCTTGAAAATCCGAATCACTCTCACCGAGAGGATCGGTAACAACGGCGAACTGATCCAGGCGAATCATTGAACGCACGCGCCCGTTTTTAGTGGGCGTATGCGAAATGGTCTCCTGTAAAGTCCCATCCGATTTGCGGTAGACACCCTTACGGGGTCCAACCTCAATTTTCGGTAGTGACTGGGCAACGGAGTTAAGGGTAACAGACTGTGGATCACTAAACATGGAAGTTGACCTCTTCAAGTATGAGAAGGTTGACTACCTGCCTCACCGTTTCTTTTCTCAAAGGAAACGGATGTACTAAGGGCAGGTCGATAGAAATACTAAGTGAGCTTAGATAATCCAAGCGCACCTAATATCGACCATTGTGATCCGCTCAGAGAAGAGCGGCTCAAATCAAAACCAAAAGGAGTAGTCTGACTTGCACGTTGCTTGGACTCGTATTCACGGGCCCAAGACATCGTGACAGCACCCTTATCCCAGAAATTGATGACTTGCGTCATTCTTAGCTGGCGAGTTTGGTGGTGCATCAAATAGAAATACTTGGACACAACGGAGTCAACGAGCATACTGGAAATGTTGTCAACATTTTTGCCAGCATTTGTTACCCAGTCAACCAGCCACGTCCAAGG